CCACCACCATTTGCCGATTGCAAAGATGCATATGGCCAAATCTGTATTTCGCCCATCTGATCTAATTCAGTGGCAACAGTAAGTTCTAACCAATTTTTATGATGGAAAAATGGTAATACCATTTCACCACCTTTATTACACGAAGGTAAGATAGAAATATGAGGGCGTTGAGAGAAAGGTATCAGACAAGACGAAGTTGTCTTATCATTGATAGTGTCCGTCTTATAACCCGATAGGGGCATATAGGCAGCAATAAGTTTTCCAAACAGAAAGGGAGAAGCATTAATGACAATCTTAACATGCAAATTACAACTGATAAACGAATAATTATCAATCTTCTTTTTAATTACAGGATTGTTAAAGAAAAGAAACCAAGGATTGATTGTTTGTTGAACAATCGTAGAATTTCCTTGTGACCATGAGAAACTATTAATTTCCACTGGACGTGAAAGAAAATTTCCTAAATCCGTATTTGGAATATAATCATTATAAAAAGTTGAATCAGTTATAGGATTAAATTTAAGAGAGTCACCAGATGTATCGTCCGAAAAATGGACATTCTGCTGCTCAGTAGTACCTTCCTGCTCCGTTCGAGTAGGAAGGTTCGTGTTTGGATTTGATACTTCAACTTCAGATTGAAGCTGAAGATCAGTGTCACGCAAAGGTGACAAAGGTACTTCAATAAGGCTATTTATCATTTTGAGTCTGTTCACTTCGATGTTCAAAGCGTCCAGGGCCTCCTCAATATGATGGAGAAGCTCGCGTGCTTCTCCGCAACGTTCACTACTTCCACGGGTAGTGATCCTCTTTATAGTTTGACCAATCAGTTATCACTTTCAAACACCAGATTAAGGTGGATGAACGAAGAGTTGTTTGGGGTATCTTTCACCCTTCCGGATTTATACCGCATCCTTTGGCGGGTTCGACCTCTAAATAGAGGATCTAAAGTAGCGCGAGACTTCTCTAAAGTCCACGCACAAAGACTCATACGTAGGTAAGGTATGATCTTCCTGATACATCGCTAAATCGCACTCGTCTATAATCTCTTGAAACATAATACGTTTTTCTTCGAATTTCTCTTTACCATACCAGAAATACTCACGCAAAGCTGTGGAAATCACAGCCATTGCTTGATGTTTTGCCGATATGGTTTTACTCTTTACGCATGTGGTTAGCATTTTATCAAAAGAAGCATGATCTAATGGACAAACATAAAGACCTAGATTTTCATCATAACGCCAAGTGCGTTTCAGAAAAGAAGCATCTCTTATGTTTATATATGGAATAGATTCAGCCTCCTTATCTGCCATAGTATATGTTATATCTATGGCCAATAATGCTGCACATATATTAGTATGATGAAACCAAGGAACATCATCTGAAACACCCATAATATTATCATCACCATAAGTCATTAAATGAAGATTATCTTGAAAAGTTTTAACTTCAGATTTAGGATTAAGTGTATAATACACATAACGCATATATAAAGAATTAACTAAA